GCAGTTTTAATTGATGGTAGTTTCAAACATTATGATTTATTTATCCCTGAAACAAATAAAACAGTAGAAATAAAAGGTGATTTTAAAAGCTGTGAAACAGGTAATATCATTATAGAATTAATGATGTTTGGTAAACCATCAGCACTACTATCAACTAAAGCTGACTATTGGATTATTTATACGGGTGAAGAATTTTTGTGGACAACACCAATAAAAATAAAAGAATGTATTATGGTAAACAATATAAACTCTAGAGAGTTGTTAGGTTTTGGTGATTCCGAAACTAAGATAGCATGTTTAATACCAATAAATATATTTAAAAGATATTGTTTTAGAATAGACAATGAAATGACAGGAAACGAAATATGAAAATACTAAGAGATAAAATCTATCAAGCCACAAAAGAATACTTGCGAGGACAAGTAGAAAAGCATGTAGCAAATGCAGAGGTAATGATGTCCAACTCTGTTGGTATCGGTGAGCATTCAGATGTAGTTGAATCACTTGAAAAAGAACTTGAAAAGATTGCACACTATTCTGACATGCTAAATGCATTACAAAATTATTTAAAATAATACTTTACTTTATAAACTTTTTATGGTATAATACAAACTTATGAATTACTTAGCAATGAGAGAAGAATATTGGACAGCAGAATTAACTCGTGATGAGTATCGTAGGTTTGCAGATTATATGTACGAACATGGAAATAATGTGGGGCATATGGTCGAGAAACTTGATGAAACTTTCAAGGTAACTCTTGACGAGAACTCTGTTATTCATTGGGAAGAGATTCTCAATGCTATAAGAGTAGACTAGGTATACTGTGGGATAGCCCTCACAAATACTTCCTTTAACTCATAGTATCCAACATCTGTTGGGCAAGTTGCCGGTCTTGTGCCACCAAAACCGGACTACACATCGGAGGGCAAATGAATTATTTCAAATCAGATATATTAAATCAAGATATCCAATGGGATTGGGCAGACGATTGCCAAGAAAAACAATATTGGAATACTTGGATTCCTAAAAAATCTAATCTTAAAATTATTACCAAACTCAAACGAGAAGAAATGCAGATGGCTAAGAATGAGTTGTGGGATAATCTACAAGATGCAATTCAATTTACAAGAGATCAACTTAATTTAAAAAGAAGACAAAAAAGACTTGCAAATAAGTCTTGATTGTGTTATAATGTGCAAACTTAATACAACCGATGGAGGTAAATAATATGTATGAGTATGTAAAAGGAAAGGCTATGTGGGCTAACATCACATCGCCTAATACGAGGTTTGAACCTCATAAGTATGGCTTAACTGTCCTTACTGACTCTGAAACTGCTACTAAGTTAGAAGACTTAGGGCTGACTCAGGTTAGAGCAAGAACAGGTGAGTTAAAGTATGAAGAACCTGCTTTTACTTTTAGTAGTAGAGCAACCAACAACGATGGTTCAGCTAGAACAGCACCTAAGTTGTTTGATACTGATGGCAATGCATTGGATGTTAGTGTTGGTAATGGTTCAGAAGTAACTGTAAAGATTAAACCATATAAAAATAATTATGGTCGCTTTGCAGAACTAATCGCTGTCAAGGTAGACAACTTGGTAGAATACGCTGAAGCTGACTCAGATAATGAGGAGTTTTAATTATGATTATTACTATCAAGAATGATGAAGGAGTTACAACTAACTTCGACATCAACTTAATTAGTGACGAGCAAAAGAAACAAGAAGCTACAGTTATTGTGCAGAAGGTTGGAAACTTGCAAGTCACGATTGAGGCTTTGGACTTTGCTTCAAGAACACATCGAGCTAACTTAGAACAGTTGCTTGTAGGTTGTGATGAAGCAGTTGTAGAATCAGAAACGGAAGAAGCTGAAGTTACTGAAGACAGTTAATATTAATGAGGGCTAACATGGATGATCAAACTTGGGATAAGGTACACCAACCTTGCCCTCTTTGTGACAGCAGTGATGCTGTTGGTGTTAATCAAGATGGTTCGGCTAAGTGCTTCAGTTGTGGAGCATTTATGCCTAACTATGGACAAACATGTAAAGGAAAAGATATGGCAGTTGAAACAAAACCTATTGAAACTAAACAACCTGATAGTGTGAACGAAGGTAATTTTATAGCATTAACTGATAGAGGTATCTCTAAAGCTACTGCTCAGAAGTATGGTGTCAAAGCTGTACAGGATTTAAAAGGTCAAGTAATCAAACACTTGTACCCCTATTACAACGGTCACGAATTATCAGCTACCAAATGCAGAAACACAGTCACTAAAGACTTTTTTGTACAAGGTACTTATAATGAAACAGGATTGTTTGGTCAACAGTTATTTAAGAGTGGTAAGTATGTCACTATAACTGAAGGGGAGTGTGATGCAATGGCAGCCTATGAATTGCTAGGGAGCAAGTGGGCTGTCGTATCAATCAAGCGTGGTGCTCAAGGTGCAGTCAGAGATATCAAGGAGAGTCTTGAGTTCTTTGATGACTTTGAAAATGTTATCATTGCTTTTGATAATGACAAGGCAGGTAAAGATGCTTCTGTCAAAGTAGCTAGACTTTTCAAGCCGGGAAAAGCTAGGATACTCACACTTCCCAATGGTTGGAAAGACCCTAATGATATGCTTCGGTCCAACAAACATAAGGACTTTGTTGAATCATGGTGGTCTGCAAAAGTTTATACACCATCCGGTGTTATCAATATCTCTGAGCAACGTGACAAGTTTCACAACAGAGAGAAGAAAGAAAGTGTTCCCTATCCTTATGAAGGATTGAACAAGAAGCTTTATGGTTTACGTCAAGGTGAGCTTGTAACTTTAACAGGAGGTACAGGACTCGGTAAGTCTAGTGTGACTAGAGAGCTAGAGCATTGGCTTATCAAACAGACCAAAGACAATGTAGGTATCATTGCACTAGAGGAAGATTGGAGGAGAACCATTGATGGTGTACTTTCAATCGAAGCTAATGCAAGATTATACATTGATCAGGTCAGAGAACGATACTCAAAAGAAGAGTTGGATAAATTCTTTGATGTTCTTTATGATGGAGATAACAAGAACAGAGTTTGGGTTCATGCTCACTTTGGCACCAATGACATTGATGATATATTTACTAAGCTAAGATTTATGATAATCGGTTGCGATTGTAAATGGGTAGTAGTCGATCACTTACACATGCTAGTAAGTGCGATGTACGAAGGTGACGAGAGACGTGCTATTGATTCTATTATGACAAGGCTGAGAAGCATTGTTGAAGAGACCGGTGCAGGTCTTATTCTTGTGTCTCATCTAAGACGTATAGATGGTAACAAAGGACACGAGAACGGAGTCGAGGTAAGTCTTTCGCATCTTCGTGGTTCAAATAGTATTGCTCAGTTATCTGATTGTGTCATTGCATTGGAACGTAATCAACAATCCGATGATCCTGATGAAGCTAGAACAACTAAGATGAGAGTACTGAAGTCTAGGTATACAGGCGATGTAGGTCTTGCTTGTAGTGTCATGTATGATGGCGAAACAGGTAGACTACATGAGGTTGATAACTCAGACTTTGAAAGTAATGATAGTTTAGAAGAGAAGTTTTAATGGATTTAGTATTTGATATAGAAACCGATGATGTCAAAGCGACAAAGGTACATTGCATAGTTGCACAAAATCCTGAGTCCGGAGAGATATTTAAGTTTCCACCAAACAAACTAGAAGAAGGCTATCAGTTTCTAACTACAGCAGATAGACTGATTGGACATAACATCATAGGGTTTGACATTCCTATGGTGCATAAGTTCAGCGATGTTGATCTATCTGATAAAGAAGTTATTGATACTCTTGTGCTATCTAGATTATTTAATCCAACACGTGATGGTGGTCATGCACTTGAGTCTTGGGGATACAAGTTAGGTTATCCTAAGATTGAGTTTAGTGATTATCAAAACTATTCAACACAAATGTTAGACTATTGTGTTCGTGATGTACAATTAAATACTCTTGTACTTAGTGAACTTCGTAAGGAGTCAAAAGGATTCTCAAAAGAATCTATTGATCTTGAGCAAGATGTTGCAAAGATTATCAAGGGACAAGAGAGCAATGGGTTTAAGTTTGACATGCATTCAGCACAGATACTTCTTGCAGAACTCAGAGAGAGAATGCAAAAGATTGAAGATGAAGTGCATACCACATTCAAACCTAAGTGGGTGGACACTAAACAGGTTACACCTTACATCAAGAAAGATGGTAATCTATCTAAGCGTGGTCTTACTGATGATGAGTATCAAAGATGTTTAGATACTGAAGACTACTCACCATTCATGCGACAAACATTACAAGAGTTTAATCTTGGTAGTCGTAAACAGATTGGTGAATATCTAATTGACTTTGGCTGGAAGCCTGAGAGGTTTACACCTACAGGTCAGCCGATTGTAGATGAAAAAACATTATCAGAGATAACTCATATCCATGAAGCAAAACTTATTGCTGACTTTTTATTACTACAAAAACGCATTGCTCAAGTTGATTCTTGGGTAGAAGCGGTACAAGAGGATGGTCGTGTGCATGGTTTTGTTATTCCTAACGGTACAATTACCGGCAGAATGACACATAGAAAGCCTAACATGGCTCAAGTACCTTCAGTCAGTAGTCCATACGGACAAGAATGCAGAGCTTGTTGGACTGTTGATGAAGGTAATGTCCTTCTTGGTGTTGATGCTAGTGGTCTTGAGATCAGAATGTTAGCACACTATATGGATGATAAAGACTTTATAAAGGAGATACTCGATGGAGACATACACACAGCTAATCAAAGAGCTGCAAAACTTAAATCAAGAAATCAGGCAAAAACATTCATCTATGCACTTATGTACGGAGCAGGAGATGAAAAGCTTGGCAAAGTGGTTGGAGGAAATACGTCAGATGGAAAAAGAGCTAGAGAACATTTCTTCAGTAATAAGCCTTCATTTAAATCTCTTAGAGATAGAGTTCAAAGAGCAGCAAACAAAAAATATCTCAAAGGATTAGACGGTAGAAAGCTATACATAAGAAACAATCATGCAGCATTGAACACACTACTACAAGGTGCCGGTTCAATTGTTATGAAGAAAGGATTATCTATGCTTACCAATCGTTTAGAGTTAAGTATGACACCTTTTAAATTCGTTGCCAACATCCATGATGAATGGCAGATAGAGGTATCAGAATGCAGAGCCAATAAGGTTGGTACTCTTGCAGTACAAAGTATTATTGATGCCGGTAATCATTTTAATCTTAGATGTCCATTAGATGGAGAGTTTAAGATAGGGAGGGATTGGAGTGAAACTCACTGATCATAGTTTAGATAATCGTAAAGGTGATTTAGCTGAATATTATGCAGTCACTTGGTTATGGGATAATGGGTACGAAGTTTTTAAAAACTGTGGTTGTTCAGGACCAATTGACTTAATAGCTACTAAGGATGGTAAAACCACATTTATAGATGTAAAAACTAAATCAGGTAGATCAGGAAGGGTTAGAACTGAACAACAACTTGCATTGGATGTAAAGATATTAAACTACAATCCAGCTACACGTAAACTAAATTTTGTAAAACATAAAAAATAATATGCCTAAATCAAAGAAGACTCTTGACACATTAGTATCTGACATATATAATAAGATTAGTGTCCTATCAGAAGGTCAGCACATTGATCTAGACGAAGACACTATTGAACAGTTTGGAGAATCCATGAAAGAGATTCTCTACGATTGGTCACATCCTAAACCACGTGGTAATGCTACGCTACGTATGTCTAACATAGGTAGAAAGACACGTCAATTGTGGTTTGATATGAGAGCAGAGGATACACAATCAGAGTCTATCCCACCTCATGTATTTATTAAGTTTCTCTACGGGCATTTGCTTGAGGAGATTCTTTTGTTTCTGATAAAACTATCAGGACATAAAGTTACAAACGAACAAAAAGAAATAACAGTCAGTGGAATCAAAGGTCACATGGATTGTGTGATTGATGGTGAAGTTATTGATATTAAAACTGCTTCAGGTTTTGCATTCAAGAAGTTCAAAGATGGAACACTTGCAGAACAAGATACGTTTGGTTACATGGCACAACTTGCCGGTTATGAAGCAGCAGAGGGTACAAACAAAGGTGGCTTTCTTGCTATGAACAAAGAGTCAGGTGAGTTAGCTTTGTTTAGACCTGATGATTTTGATAAGCCAAACATTAAGAAAAAGATTACAGCAGTTAAGAAAGCTATTAAGTTAGCTAATCCACCGGAGTTATGTTATAGTCCTGAAGCCGATGGTAAATCAGGTAACATGAAACTCCCTCGTGAGTGTATGTATTGCAGACACAAGTTTGAATGTCATAAAGATTCTAACGAAGGACAAGGGTTACGAGTATTTAAATATTCTAATGGGTTTAGGTATCTTACTAAAACACCTAACCCACCAAAAGTTATAGAGGTTACAAATGAGTGGAAGCAAACATAAAAAATTAAGACGTAGAGCAGAGGAACTATTGATAGAGTGGTTACGTACAATGGTTCCTGATGGAGAAGATACATCAAAGATTAATAAAAATAATCTAAAAGATTTTCTTCCTGAACAAACTCACATCTTTGCAAACAATAAATTTTTATTAAGTGCATACAGCTTACGTTGGTTTTACAAACAGGTAAAAAGAAATCCTAATATTACATTGCAGGATTTAAATGCCTAAGAGAGTACCAAGAAAACCAAGACCAAAAAAGATTGGAGTACCAAAAGGGTATGACAGTTTATGGGAGTATGACATTCATCAAGACTTCTTAGGTGATTGGAAACATCACCATGATGTCATACCATATGTCATACCACATAAGTATGAGCCTGACTTTGTAAGAGTTATAGATGGTAAAACTATTTTACTGGAAGCCAAAGGTAGATTTTGGGATCATGCCGAGTATAGTAAATATATTTGGATACGAGAAACATTCAAAGAAAAAGTTGAAGAGTATGAGTTAGTATTCTTTTTTCAAAAACCTTACTCGGCTATGCCGGGAGCAAAGGTTAGAAAAGATGGAACAAAAAGAACTCATGCTGAATGGGCTGAGACAAATGGTTTTAGATGGTTTAGTGAAGAAACATTACCGGAGGAATGGAAGAGTGGCAAAGATTA